AACTTAGTGATTGTGTTTTTTGTGGATGTCTTTTACAAGGCACAACTTTTTGATTTCGGATTTCTTGATCACAAACGGCGCGTATTTTAAACGGTTACCAATCATTTCTGTAGTATTGTCAGAGTGGGCTATTACTTCATCATCTTTATCGCTGGCCAGTAGCCGTTTATACATACGGTAGTCGCCCCATTCTATATAGTACACCTCACCAGGCAAAATTTTCTTATCGCTGATCACTTTCAAAGCTACCCAGCAGCCATTTTCAAGATAAGGGTACATTGAATGTCCCCATACGGGCAACGCAAAATCGCAATCCTCTATACCGGGGAAATTCATATGCCCTACGGGTTGGCTGTCATTTACGTCATTATATACTTCAACCCCGCTTGCTGTAGCGATGATCTCGTACATCGGAATACCGATGAAATTCTTTTTCTCTACTGCAAGTTTTTCTTCGGGCACAGTTTCACCTGCAATAAATTCTTTATATCTTTCTTTAAAAGTTCTGAATTTATCTGGGTCGATATTTTGCCTGTTCTTTATTATTTCTGTAATTGAGCTGGGCGAATTGAAACCCAGGATCTCAGCGAGTTCCGCGTTACCATTAAACGCCTTTCCGCGTAATTGATGGTATAAAACAATAAATTCAAGCGTTTCGGGTCTTATGTGTTTGATCTTGTTTACGCGTTGTTCTTCCATTGCAAAAAAATATTTTACAGAATATTTTGCAATTACAGAATTATCTGTATATTTGCATTGTAGGTCTTCAGTAAACATACAAAGAAATATTTACTTACAACTCAAATCACAGATTGTTATGCAAATTGTATACTCAGCATTTCGCGGCGATGCTCTTACTGTACGGAAAAACAGCCGTAACAGAGACAACCGAACACGACTTAAAGCATACAAATCTGCTTGTGAAAAATATAAAGAAGAGATCGCGGCTATAAGGAAATACATACCCCATTGGTATCCCACTTTTGAGGAAAATATTTGAACGGTACTCGTTTCTTACCGGACGGCAAAACGGCTAAAATTCAACAGCTGTACCTGATAACTAATTAATTAACTAACGAACTAATGAAACATAATATGGACTACCTGGTAAAAATTCCAAAAAAACTGAGGAACGAGCTTTGGTGGCTGGTTGTCTCTGTCGACTTTAATTACAGTCGCATCACCATTGCCGATCACGAGATTGATGAAGAGGTGCTTACGGTGTGGCTGGAGGACAAGCAAGATTTTAAAAATTCGCTGGACGAATGCCTGCAATTGCAAATTTCCTTAAAGCAATTCGCTAAGGTGATCAACGCCGAAAGATTAAACAGCTATGAAACGGTTTTGATGCATCCGCATAAAAAGTTCCTCTACAAAACCAATGTGCTCATAAACGAAGCTATTGCATGGTATAATAACGATGCAACCTTTATTGAACAGCAATGGGCGCGCGAATCCTTGCTTAAAAAACTACTAACCCAACTGATAGAAACAGACTTATTTTCGGGACTAGATTATGCCAAATAGCATATACAACATAAATGGCAAAATTTACGCCTTTCATTCAGGCAGGTCGTTACAGGAATGCATAAACGGATACTTTAAATACGTAGAAGGTGAATTTGAGATCGTAGAAATGCCGGGCAAAAAAAATACAGCCGAGACAGTTGAAGAGAAGCGATGGCTGCGCGAACCCGAACCTCCTACCCTAACCGGGCTTGCATGGTATCTTGGGTTTGCCAGTCGTGACGAATTTGACAAGTATGAAGAGCAAGGGAGATTTAAAAACCGCTTAAAACGCGCGAGACTTCGTATAGAGGCGGAGTATGAAAAAAAACTGCACGGATCCTCCTCCTCAGGTGCAATTTTCGCCCTTAAAACTATGGGCTGGGCAGATAAACCTGTTTCCGTATTAACCCCTGATGGCAATGTCATTATAGAGTTGATAGCAACGGGCATGCAGCCTGCAGAGACAGAAAGTGAGGTGATCTTATAATGTTTAAAGCAGGGGTTTTATTTGAGCGAAACTACAAGTCAGAGGCACAGGTGGTGGTTAACCAGGGCGGTACATCTTCCGGGAAAACGTATGCTATTTTACAAGTTTTGTTTTGCCTGGCTGCAGAGCAGCCTAAATTGGTACTTACCGTAGCCGGGCAGGATATACCAAATCTTAAGGCAGGTGCTTTACGCGATGCACTAAACATTGTTAGCGGCTCAAGCCAGTTGCAGGGGCACATCAAGAATTATAACAAGACCGACAGGATATTCGAGTTTCAAAATGGCTCTATTTTAGAGTTTAAAAGTTATGGCGATGCGCAAGATGCAAAGTCGGGCAAGCGGGATTATTTATTTGTAAATGAGGCTAATGGAATTAACTGGCCAATTTACACTGAACTTGCCTTACGCACGTCCAAACGCGTATTTATCGATTATAATCCTAATTCGGCGTTTTGGGTACATGAGCAGCTTAAAGGCAAACAGGGCGTACAATTGATCATTTCGGATCATCGGCATAATCCATTTTTAGATGAGCAGATGCGCCAAAAGATAGAAAGCCTTAAACAGCATGACGAACAACTTTGGAAGGTATACGCCCGCGGCCTTACCGGTAAACTTACAGGCCTGATTTTTCCCGATTGGGAGATGTGCGATTCAATTCCGTCAGATGCAAAGCTTATCGCCTATGGTCTGGATTTTGGTTTCACCAATGACGAGACAGGCCTGGTAGCTGTGTATAAACAGGATGGCGAATTGTGGATAGATGAACTGTTCTATGAGACCGGGTTAACTAACCAGGACGTATCAAAGCGTTTTATGCAATTGGGAATGAGCAAGGCAGCACTCATAATTGCTGACAGCGCGGAACCTAAGTCGATAGAAGAATTGCGGCGGTTAGGCTGGAATATAGCGGCCGCGAAAAAGGGCGCCGACAGTATTAAAAATTCCATAGACGTGCTGAAACGCTATAAGTTAAACATCACCCGCAGCAGCACTAACCTGCGTAAAGAACTTATGCGCTACCAATGGAAAATTGATATGAATGGCAGGGCGCTCAATGAACCCATAGACACTTTCAATCACCTGATAGACCCGCTGCGATATGTAGCACTAAACAAACTTACCATTAGCAGCACCGGCAAAACAAGGTCCATGCTGCCAAGGCAACAAGCATCGCTACCACATTACATTCAAAACTTCTTCTAATAAAAATGATCACAAAAACATTTAAAACCACCGGCGGCAAATTACAGGTCAGCATTCCTGAAACTATCCGGGAAATAAGCCTTGGGCAACTGATCGCATTACAGTCGACGACGCAAATGAACGACCTGGATGCCATCAGCATTCTATCAGGAACGCCATTATCCCAGATCAGGCTTATCAAAGATTTTGCAGACCTGCATCATTTTAGCGTCCACATCGCTAAACTATCCGAGCAGATCCGTGCGGCTTACGATAGCGACAGCCTGCCCAAAACAGTTTGCTTTGATGTTGATGGGAGCCCAAAAGATATCGCGGTGATCACTAACCTGGCGATAGAGCCTGCAGGAGCTTTTATGGCTGCACGCGACTTGATCACTGAGGAAATAAATAAGCACGTTGAAATGCATGGCGAAGAAGATTGGAAGAATAGTTTTAACCCCTCGCTTTCGGCGTGTGCAATGATACTGGCTCACTATTTTTATTCAAAGGTTACAAGACGAGAATACAACGAGTACAGAGCTGAAGAATTTATTAAAGTTGTAAAGAGGTTGCCGTTTACTGATGCGCTGCCGATTGCCAAATATTTTTTTTTGAACTATCCAAACTTATCGAAACCGAAAATAAGTTGCTGGCATCGGGTGCAACTGCTTTGGAAGAAAAGGCTGGCATTAAGCAGTTTCAAAAGTTCGGGTATGTTAACACAGTAAATTCTCTTGCCGGCGGCGATGTTACCAAATGGCATCAGATATTAAACCTGCCTTATAATGTGGTGTTCACCAAACTTTTGCTTAACAAAACGGAGGCAGAATATCAAAAACGGTACATGGAACTCAACACCAAATGATGACCAGCGAACACCGGTTTTCCAACATCAGATCTTAAAATACACCTAATAACTAATTAACTAATAAAATGCCCATTAGAAACCAAATAGAAACTATAACGCGAAGCCTAACGGCAGAACCGGCTTTTCTTTACGGAACGCAAAAAGAGCTTAACCTTCTGGCAGACGATCAAACTTTCCCATGCGTGTTTATGCATCCGCTGCAGAATATCGTAGTCAATCCCTGTAATAACGGGTCGGTTGATAACACTTTCACCCTTTACCTCGAATTCTTGTATCAGACAGAATTTGACCAATACACGGCTGATAATGAAATATATGTAAACCAGGCATTACGCATGGCAAATGAGTTTTTGGTTAAGGCTACCACTTACCGCGAAGGTGAGGGCCGGTATTTTAAGATCAAACACGGCGAGAAGGCTAGGTGCGTCCCGGTGTACAACAAGTACGATGTAAACACTACCGGCGTAGGCCTTACACTTACGCTGAATACCATGTACTTCGAGGTGTACTAGGTTTTTTCAGTTGCGGTAAACCTCTATGTATTAACCATGAACTATCAAAAATGAGCATACAAGCCAAAATTACATATACCAACCAGCGATCGCATACTGATGATTCCGGAAGCACTTATAATATCGCTGACGTATTTATCGAGATCATTGATGAAAACGGCAACCCTGCGAATGGGAACAATGCTACGGTAACAGTACGGTCGGATTTTATGTCAACTCCGGCAACTTCTGACCTTTATAACGTTCCGGGTATGAACCTGCGCATCTACAGCGGGGTGATTACCCGTACCCAAAGCGGACAGATAGCAGACTATCATTATTTCACTGTAACAAACGTTGGTGCACCGGCTGCAAATCCGCTACCGCTTACGTGCGACGCGCATATCGATTCAGTTGCTGTAAACAAAAAGGAATCAGCGCCCGGGGCTGCAGACGGGCAAATTACGGTGAACGCTTTTTCCAGCTACGGACCCATTATGTACAGCCTGGATAACCAGCACTTTCAAACATCCGCAACTTTTACAGGCTTAATTGCCGGCGGTTACACCGCGTGGATCACAGATGCCAATGGCTGCGGTGCCAGTTACAATTTTACACTAGACGCAACCCGTAACCTGTTGATTAGCGACCCATCTGTAAACTTGGGTAATGGCAATGTGTCCAGATGGAATGCTGTCTTCAATCCCATCGTTTTTTCTTATCAGCGCCGTGACCTGGAAATAACCGCCATTACTGACTACGCCAACCAAGGGGGCACCTTGTTTACCATAAACGGTTATGTAGGCAGCGTACAGCCCAAAGAGCAAATCTACATCAATGCCGGCATTTATGATGGTGTATATAGTGTTATCTCAGCGCAGACGAATGCTCTACTGGTCGACATTCCCTACCAATCCTCAACGCAAACATTGGGGTTTGTAAATGTCAACAGCATTTTTGGTTACTATAAGATCGAAACTACGGTTACGTATCAGGATAGATTAAGCGGCCGCGCAAATACCATTGTATCGCAAAACAGGCCAGACAAAACCGGGAAAGTGCAGGCTGACTTGTCCAGTTTTCTGCAAAGTTTGCTTGTTGCGAAAGATGACTGCACTTATAACGCCATAAGCTACAGGGATAGCAACCTAAGTGCCAGCTACAACATCAGTTACCGCGAATGTTGGACAGATGCTGCGGGTACGGAACACAAATCTGAATGGGTAATCATTGACCATCCATATTTCATTACTTATACCGCCCGTCAATTAGGGCAAAAGTATAGCGGTAACATGGCAGCGTTTGTACCTTTTCAATCGGTAAGTAATCCAAATGATTTAGCAGCTTGGGTAACAGATTTTACCGAACCTGCCTACAGCGCCGGCTATCCGTTCGATCTTAGTTTTATATACAGTGAATACCTCCTGGGCTTAAATCCCTATTTCGAGTTAACATTGTTGGATATTAACCGCCAGCCTTTAAATACTGGCAGTTCTACAGGGTATTTACTGACAAATAATAACAGCTATTTATTACAAGCAAACAGTTCGCGATTTATTATAGCGAATGGCACGGCGGTAACTTCGCCGGTAAGCATCGCGCCCGATGAATTGGGCCTTAATAGGTTGCTTATAAATCCGACACTTGTACCGCAGGCTGCTTTCATGACTATCGTACTCAAATACACAGATAGTGCAGGGAGTCATGCCGTTACCCAAACGCAAACTCTGCAAATTGATAACGCTGTTGATGACCGCTCTGTTTACCTGCGCTGGATTGGCCTTACCGGTTCCTGGAATTACTATCGCTTTGTTTACAACCAGGAAGTAACGCTCGACGTGCAAAATGCTGTTATCATAAAAAACTTTGTTGCCGATTGGGAGGCCCAGCAAGGCATAGAAGAAGTAATTAGCAAAAGCGCCGGCGAGAAGATGAAGGTCATGGCCGAAGATCTTTCCATAGCAGATATAAAAGGTTTGCAGTCTATTAAATATTCGCCGAAGGTTCAAATATTGACCAGCAAGTCGCCTGTAAAATGGCAAACCGTAGTACTTAATACCGCCACATTTGTGGAATATGAGACACGCTATGGCCAATATGCATTTAGCGTAACCTTTAACCTGCCATCTAAGAATATACAAAGCCAGTAATGTTATTGACCATTAACCATGGTCCATCAACTAAAAGATAATGCACAACCTTCAATTATACATCAATCAGGAATTGGTAGACCTTGCCGACGATAGCCCCATCGCGCTCACCTTCCAAATAAATAACCTGGCAGAAGTAAGGAATCAGCAGGGCAACACCTCTAATCAGTTTAAACTGCCGCTTACCCAACGCAACCGCATAATACTCGGCTTTGCCGATAAAGTAGCTATTTGCACAGACGCACCTTACAAGCAATATCAAGCTCGCATCATTCAAGATGGTATCGAAACCGTTCCTTACGGTACTGCCGAATTAAACAGCATTGAGCAAGATGCTGCTAACATGACCATCTTATCGGGGAACGTAGATTTCTTTGATGCCATAGACGCAAAAATTTATGACATGGGCGATAGCACCACTACAACCGGTGCGCAACTGCCTTTTAAAAGTTACAATCATGATTGGACGTTAGACAACGTTGTTAATTCGCAACGAAAAACAAAGGGCTGGATATGGCCTGTTGTTGATTATGGTAAAGTAGATACAGATACCACACAGCCTGTTGATGTACGTTACCTTCGCCCGGGATTCTTTTTAAAGACAGCCATTGATATTATTGTAGGTAATGCAGGTTACAAAGCGCAGGGTTCGCTACTGTCTGATCCTCTTTATCAAAAACTGATAGTCCAATTCGCAAATGACAGCTTCGCGCATGGTTCGAATATTCAAAATCAGCGCAACGTTTATTCTATAGCTGTGCATAGTACAGCGCCGCAAACGTGCGCATATCAAACATCTAACAGCGGCCATGAAAATACCATTGCCTTCCAGGCGGTAGACGATGATCCGTCGCATTCGTTCAACACGTCATCATTCGCGTTCGAAGCGCCTATCGATATGGTAGCAACGGTCGAGTTCGCTTATAGTATTGGCGTACAGCTAAGCGGTAAAAAAACCAAGGGGATGAATGTATTCATCCAGTTTTACGACCCGGCAACCGATATGCTTAACCACGTGGTTTACAATGCGCATGATACAGACCAGCCTAAATTTGTACCTAAAAATTATTTGCATCAAAAGCTTTCGGCAGATGTTACTTTTAAGAAAGGTCAAACAGTAATTTGCGGCTATACATTGTTGGATGGTAACGTATTAGGTATAATTTCACCCGGTGCAACATTCACAGTAACCAATAAACAAGGCGATGTACTTTTTGGTCACACCATACAATGCGAACGTATCTTCCCGGATATAGGTCAGAAAGACTTGTTAAAAGATACCTTGCAAAGATTTGGCATTATCTGCCAAACAGATAATACCAACCGCACGGTAACCTTCGCGTCATTCCGCGATATTGTGAATAATATACCAAATGCTTATGACTGGACAGAGAAATGCATTGATCAGGGCAAGACCATTAGCTTTCAGTTAGGCGGTTATGCCCAGGCCAACAACATGAAATATAAAGCAGATGATAGCGTGTTGCCCACGGGATTTGCGGACAGTGTAATTAAAGTAGCTGACACTACGCTCCCTGCAACTACAGATCTTTTTGAAAGTCAGTTCGCTCCAACGCAAAACCGCCCGTGGATAAATGGCACTATTGCGGTGATTAACAAAGTAGATCAAAGCAGTAACGAGAATACAGATTTCAATATTAGCACCCAGCCGCGAATTTTAGTATTGGAAACTATTAACGCGCAAAACATATCATTTACTGACGGCCCAAACACCCGGACGCTAAACAATGACGTAGTAGCAGTACCCTACTTTCATCGTGAAGACCGTCCGGATAGTTTAAAATTTGAAAATTTGCGGCAACGTTATTATTCTGAATTAGAGCGGATATTAAAACAAAGCAAAAAAGTGGTGCGGTTATTCCTGCTCACACCACTTGATATTGCGCAGCTGGATTTATTAATTCCGGTTTACCTCCGGCAAGACGGTGCTTACTTTTATATCAACAAGATCGATGCCTGGCAAAAAGGGAAACCAACAAAAGTTGAATTAATTAAATTGGGATAGAAATTTTGACTTTTGAATTTTATCTATTATTATTACCAATAAAATTAGCATATGACAAAAGTAATTTGAGTATTTGTAACGGCTTTTATAGTTTTAACAACCGCTGAACTAGACCCTTGAAACCAACATAAAGGCTTATGTATGGCATTCCTGACCTTAAATTCACATTACTTAAATATTTACTATTAAAACTAGAAAAATGTTCAAGAAAACACATTTAACTAAAACAATTGGTGTAATGCTTGTCATAGCCATAGTAAGTGTAGTCTACTTTAATTGGCGATTGATAACTATACACTATCATATTTTTAAAGCAGACCATTTCAGCAAAAACGACAAGTTATATATCTCGCAGCAAATTTACTCTAAGCCAGACTCCGGAATAGTCATACCATTTTTCGCTAAGTTTAAATCACGGGATGGAAATGATCGTGAATTAGCCGGGTTAATACCATACGGTGTAAGCCTTGATAGCTTACGCAAATATAAGACACGTTGTATTGGCTCTTACGAAAAGAGTGCGGTATTATATGGAAAATTCCGTGATAAATTTATTCCGGGGGGCTTTTACGCGTTTAAGGCTGATAAAAGATTCACACAAGTTGATAGCTTGTTTAGTTCAGAAATCCCAAAAGGATATGAAGTTGACACTCAGTTTTATTACGTCCCTTATTCTGCAGTAACAAAAAATTAACTTGCAAGCATCTTTCATAGCTTGTATTATTAAAAAGGCTTATTATATTTACCAATAAATTTAGTAACATGCGTGTAAATATTGCTTTAAATGCTGCCACAAAATTTATCAGCACTTTTGGCTTAATACTATTAACAGTTATATATTTATTTGGCTGCAGATATACAAATTCTAAGAAAATAGAAAACGTTGAAAACCTCAAACGAGGTATGAAAATTTACTTATCTAACAAAATATTAGCCGATACTGGTAACAAGACATATTATTTACTTCAACTCATAAGACCTATAACAAATTCTGACATTGACACAATGAATTTAGAGTTGTCGAAAAAGTCTCTGATGGATAAATATTTGAATACTTCAAATAAACCTTACCTCGTGGTGTCGAATTTAATTATTAATTGCGATAGCTTAAGAAAACATCGAGGTAGCGCAATTGGTATTTATTTAGGAACCGAAAAATTGGATATAAAGGTTAATGAAATAAGCCATTACCGCAATTTTTTTAATATAAAACTGAACCACGGTCCTTTTTTAGAAACTATTGAAGGGGAATCGGAAATACCTGATGGCTATATTTTGGAAAAAGGCCATTATTACATCGTTCCATCAGACACCACCATTTAATTAAAGTCAAAACAAGAATTTTAAAATCATATAAAATATGCCATTTGGCATTATATTCATATTATGGCAGATGATCTTTCAAAGCAGCTAAGCTCTATGACGTCGGGTGTGGACGACTTAAAAAAATCCCTCAATGAAATAAATAAAGCAATACCCGATTTTACAAGCGGTATGCAATCCGGATTGACCGGTATTGCAAAAGTTCTTCCGGATGTAGTCACGTCTATGATGAACTTAAATAAGCAAAATAAAGAATTAGCAAGCCAGGGTGGTAAACCTGCTAGCGTGCTTTCACAGTTAGCGTCGGGGATGCTCTCGTGGAATACCGCGATATCTGTTGGCACAACGTTACTCATAACTTATGGGGTCAACTATTGGATTGGATTGCTGATTTGATAAAAGGACAGACTACTTTAAGTGCTTTTACGAAGGCTTTGAAGGATAACCAGATCGTTACAAATGCCCTTATACAAAGTCAACTTAACGGAAAAAAGGCGGCGCAAACAGAAATAACCAGCATCACGGCTGTATACAATGCAACGCAAAACTTAACACTTTCCAGAAAGCGGAACCTCGAAGCTGCAGACTTGTTAAGAAAGCAGTTTCCTGATTCATTTAAAGGGATGAGTAATGAGGCGATAGTTGCCGGCAAGGCGGCCGAGGCTTATAAAAATTTAAAAAAGCAACTGGAAGCGGTTTCTGAAGCTCAGGAACATAAAAAGAATATTACGACCAACGTAAATCGAGCATCTGATAATGATCAAAAAATTATAGAGGAAACCAAAAACCTTGCAAAACTTCAGGCTGAAAAAAAAACAATGGATGACTTATTCAATACTTACGCGAGTATTCCGTTTGGTGAAGAATCAGCATTGAGCGAAAGTCAAAAAATTGACGCCCAAATAGAGAAAATCAAAAAAAGTCAAAAAATTATTGCCGACTTAAAGTCCGATACTATCCTCCTTAACAAACAAAACTCGTTACTGGGTAAAGACATAAACGAGAAATTTAAAAATTTTGGAACTGTGATTTTGAGTGCAGGAAAAGACTTGCATCAAGGTCAAGTTAAATCAAGCTTTACTGGCAAAAATGAATTGTCAAAGGCTGACGGAGAGCGTCAAGTACAACAAGAATCTATCCAGCGGATGGCCCTGTTGCAGTTAGATGGCTATGCCAAAGAGGTAGAAGCGGCTAAACAGCATTTTGACAACCTGAAAAATCAGCATAGCGGCAATTCTAAAACCTTAGATCAAATTGAAAAAGAGCGTATTGCTACATTTAAAAGCATCCATGCTAAATTTGCAAAAGAAGACCTGGACAAATTGACCACTTACCAGCAGCAGCTAGAAAGTATAAGTACTGAAGGTGTTAAAACGGCTAAAGCGCAAGCTTTTAAGCAACTGGACGATGAGAGGGTTCAAAAGCTAAAAATAATATCAGACACAGAAAGTGCTGCAACTAAAGTGATATTTGATGCAGAAAATTTAAAAAAAGAAAACGAGGGAAAATTATCTCAGAAAGAGCTTGATGATCTGAATGCCCAATCGGCAAAGGCATTGCAGATCAAGACAGAAGCAGCTGATAAAAAGCTTGCGGTTGATAAAAAATACCTTCAAGATAAAGCAGCGCTTCAAAACACTTTCGACCTAAAGGATAAAAAAGACTTTTTAGAAGGCGAGATAATTAACGATGACTCCAAGACCAACAAGAAAGCGCCCGACTTTGATAAAGAACTTAATGATAAGAAAGCGCTTCTAAAACTCGAATACGACCAGGATATAGAAGCTGCCAAACTACGCGGCGACTCTACTTACAAAATAGAGCAAGAGTACAAGCAAAAAGCACTAAAGCTGCAGCAAGACCATACCAACAGCATTAAAGACCTCAATAAAAAGAAACAGGAAGACGAGGTTACCACCCAACGTAAATACGTTCAGGCCCTGGGTTCTGTTGCCGGAGCCGTAACTGCCATTTTTGGCAAAAATACCGTTGCTGCCAGAGCAGCTTTTAAAGCTCACCAGGCAGCGGCCGCCGCGCAAGTGATCATTGATACCAAAAGTGCCATTATGGGTATATGGGCAGCAAGTGCAGGCATTCCAATTATTGGCACGGCTAAAGCCATAGCAGAAACTGTGGTAGTAGCTGCAGCAGGCGCATCTAACTTAGCCGCAATTATTAAGCAAAAGCCCGGATTTGCCCAAGGCGGGCAATACATTTCAGACGGCCGGGGCGCAATCTTACCTGGGTATAGCCGTACAGATAACACCAACGCCTACTTACGCAGCGGCGAAGCTGTGGTAGTTTCTGAAGCTATGCGCAACCCCTGGGCACGCAACCTGGTAAGCGCCATAAATGTGGCGCACGGCGGGCGCGATTTTTCGATACCCAACCCAGGCCGCGGTTATGCAATTGGTGGTATATTTACTGATGGTGGTAATGCCAACCGTTATTACAATCAACCGATACAAGATCACCGCGATCTGGCCAATACTTTGGCCTACCAGATGATCAATAATTTCCCCCCTATCTATGTCGACGTGAAAGACGTTAACAATCAGCAAAACATCCTTGCGCAAACAGTTAACAGGGTTAACCTATAGCCAAACTGGAATATGGTCCTTCTCGATTAGTTTTTGAATTCTTTAATTTATAAAATATGAATATCAACTTAGCAAACGCCCTGTTTGACGACGGCGTATTTTCTGAACTTTACCAATCCGGCTTCATTACAGAAAAGATCTTCTCTTACCGCGAAATCTATTTGTGGATACATGCACAAATGCAAACCCGGGGTCTTTCCAAAAACAAAGCCGTATTGGAAGCCGAGTTTAAATTTAATAAAGACAAGCGGACCATTTGGCGTGCATTGCAATGTTTTAATGAAGCCGAAGACTTACTCAATCCTACAGAATTGGAAGATTTTGAGTACTAAATTATGCCGATTGGCATTCTAATCATTATGACGGTACTGACAAAACACCTTCACGAAAACTATCAAAATACACCCCGATATTTGTAGTGTTCCCAAAAGGGAAATGGTTCAGTCAAACCTGACGACTGTTCGAAACCAACAGCCTGTCGGCTAATCATCAAAACAAATAGTTCAACTAAAATGAATCAAACCTTTAAAATATATCTGTATGATACCGAAACAGATTGTATTGGCTCGGGCGAGTTGTCGTCAGCTTTTATCCGCTCTCAATTAGAGCAGGCAGCAGGTACTGATATCGACGTGCATATAAGTTCAGTTGGCGGCAGTGCTTTCGACGCCATTGCGATCTACGATATGTTAAAGAAATATCCCGGTAAAGTAACCACTTATGTCGACGCTTTGGCTGCGTCGGCGGCATCTATAGTTGCCATGGGCGGGCATCAAATAGTAATGAGCAAATATGCTTTGCTTATGATCCATAAGCCAATGATTGGATCTGGCGGCAACGCAGACGAGCTATTAAAAGATGTTCAAATGCTTAATGTTGTTCAATCTCGCCTGGCACAAATATATAAAGACAAAACGAAACTCGATGTGGCCACAATTAATAGCTTCATAAACTCTGTAACCTGGATGACGGCAGAACAAGCGCTAGACCTTGGTTTTATTGACCGCATTGAAGATTATCAGCCCGCGGTTACAAATAGCAGTATTATAACGGCATACACAACCGGCATCCCACCTGTATACAAACGTTGCATCAACAAACTTTTAAGTAAAAATCAAAACCCTAAAATGAACATTCAAAACAAAGACCTAATAGAAAAAACGGCTTCGGTTTTAGACAAGCTGATGAACTTTTTTAAGAAAGTGATCAACAAACAAACAGTAACTGATAAAGGCATCCTTCACCACAGCGGCGAATTGGACGAGGCATCTGAGGTTTACGCCGATGAGGATATGACAACCCCTGTAGCAGATGACAGCTACACTACATCAGAGGGTAAGCATTTAATTGTTAGTCAGGGCAAAGTGCAAAAATTAACTCAGCCAGGCGAAGATGAGGAAGATGAAGATGATACCATGCCGGAGGATGCTTTTAAGAAGCTTAAAGCCGGCGACGTAAAAAATCAGGTTGCCGCTATTAAAGCGAAACTTCACGCTCAAAATCAATTACTAGTCGAAGCCCGCACCGCTTTAGAAACCGCGAATATTCGCTTGAAGCAAACCCGTGACGAAGTAAGGAATGAGATCAAGTCTACCTTCACTCCTGAAGGATCGCGCCGGAGCAACAAAGCGAACACTGAAGAGCCCCCTTTCTTTGCACCACAAAGCACCCTTGCCCAAAACGCTGTAAAAAAAGCAGTTAAAGACGCGAGGTAAACTGTCAGAACCAAAATTTTCAGAATTTAAGAATTGGCAGAATAATGTCCGTCAATTAATACCGGTGAGATCACTTAAAATCAGTGAGATCATCAAACACCTGAACTACTCACAACGCACTAATTCACCATTCACTAAATATTTTAATGGCTCAATTTACTTTTACCAATAACACCTACGCCGGCGAAGCGCTGGCAGGGTTCATGGCAAGCACCTTGCTGGAGGCCGACTCCGTAAAGCGCGGATTGCTTACCGTAATAAATGACGTTAAATCGCGCAAGATCATCCTTGATGTCGACGACGATGTAAAACTGCAGGACCCATCGGGCATGTTCCTGGATCAGGGTACAACCACATTGCAAACAGAAAGCTACCTGGATCCGGTAGTTTATGAATTTATGAAGCAAGAACAATGGGATAAACTGGTGCAAAGCTGGGAAGCTCAAAGCCTTGCTCCGGGCGCCTTCTCAGACTACGAAGGTGTTGTAGACCTGTCAGATTTTATGGTGCAGCGCTACATGACCAAAATACAGATCGCTAATGAGCGTTTGTACTGGCTGGGCAAATCTGCTACCAAAGAGGCAGCATTTACCTCATCATTCACCGGTTTGTTACCGTCTATAGCGGCAGCAACAGGTGTTTACAAAGTAGGCTTAGGTAAGTCTGCTACATCAACGGCAGCATCTGCCATAAATGCATCTGGTGTGGTTACGGTATCAGATACCTCTACACTGGCAGATGGCGACGTGGTAACCATTACCAACGTAACCGGCGCCAGCGCAGATACCACAAATGGCGGCTCAGTTCCGCTTTCAGGCCAGTCATATTTCATCCAGGTGTTAAGCGGCACTACCTTTAAATTGGTGCGCAATTACAACGAAATAAACACCCGCAAAGGCGCTACATTTAGCGGCACAGCCACTGTGGCAAACATCAGCTACATCAATGCCAGCAACGTGCTGGGTGTATTGTCAAGCGTTTATTCGCAATTAGACCCCGCAGATCGTATCCAGGATGATTTTAATTTGCAGATACCTTTACACGTTGGTTATGCTTATGCTCAGGCACAGGCCAATAAAGCCACTAATGTGCTTAATGCCTTTAGCGACAAAAAGAAAATGGATTATCTGGGCTTACCGCTGCAGTTAATGAACCACTGGCAGGCCAATACCATTTTAGGTGCGCGCAGTTCTAACCTGTTCTTAGGTGTAGATCTTTTAGGCGACCAAAGCGAACTTTCTACCGTTTACATGAAGCCTTACACAAATGATAACGTGGTGCGCATGAAAGCCCGTATGAAAGCGGCGGTTAACTTCAAATTTGCTAATGAGCTATTCTTGCTTACCGCTTAACTATTAACAGCTAAGTAAGTGGTGAGTAGTTTCTTATCACGATCGCTCACCACTCTCGATTCATTTTTTTATCAACTATTTATCATATATGCCTATTTACAATAAAATTAGCGCCGGCTTTGCCATGGGCACTGCCGAGCCTATAACCTCAGGCGTTGAAGATGTGGTTTACATTTTCAACCAAGACGATGTCGCTTTTACTTACGATGTATCAAACCCGCTTATTGTTACGGGCCTCACCGCTGTAAGCAGTGCCAAGGTTTACAAATTTCAAGGAACTAACAACAGCTTCAATTCTGTATCCAAACTTGTAAAAACGCAGGTTGGCCCGCGTTATACTGAAGAAATAGATTTTAACATTGCAGGTCTGTCAGTTGCCATTAAAGATCAATTGATGGCCATGGGCTACGGCCGGGTTTGTGCCGTTTTGATCAACAACTATAAATCAAGTGATTCGGCAATCGAATTATTTGGCGCTGTAAACGGCTTGATCCTCGCAAATGCAGAACGCAGCGCGGCCGACGAAACTATTGAGGGTGGCTACAAACTAAAATTGACTAACCCTGATAAAATGCGCGAACCTTATCCGCCAAGGGCAGTGTCAATTGCACCTACTTCAGGCCCGGCAACGTACGCCAGTACAGTAACGGCTTTAGAGGCCCTAACTCATTAATTAAAACCGGAAGTGAATAACGCTCCCGGTTATCATACAAATTGAAATGACAAAGCAGAAGAAACAGTACATTTTAAAACCCGGCAAGCATCAGTTTATACCGGGGTCGCCTGCTGTCCATCATAATGGTAACATTAGCGACGAGGAGGCCGAATGGTACATAAAAAAGCTCCCGCACATCAGATTGCTCTTCAAGAAGATTCCTGCTAATGCCGATGTGCTTTGAACCTACCACTTAATCCCACGCCCAAGCTAAATAAAATAAATGAAGACATACTTGCCGCAAATTGAACGTCGGATATTAGTTCGCCCCAATCAAACTTATGGAATACTAAATTACGATGCAGACAACGCTTACCCGCAACGGATGTTGCGCCTGGTTGCAGGATCGCCAACAGCAAAAGATTGCTGGAATAAAAGGGCACGCTACATAACCGGAAAAGGTTTTGCAAGACCAGATATAGGCAACGTAGTCATAAACAATGCCGGCCTTACACTATCGAAACTTTTAAAAGCAATTGCGACAGACAAAGCTTTATTTACGGGTTTTGGCATCCACATTAATTATAATGCAAATTACAACGTCGCATCTGTCAATTACATAAAATTTGAAGACATCCGCATGGGCGATTCTGATTGTAAAGAAACTATCGGAAAATATGCCGTTTACAGCGATTGGGGTAAGAAGACCTGGAAAAGTATAACAAGATCTAAGATTTCTTTTATAGACCGGTATAACCCTGATCCCGAAGTGATCATAGAACAAGTTGTTGCTGCTGGAGGATGGGACAATTACAAGGGCCAGCTTTTCTACTTTAATCCGGAAGTTGATGATTATCCTTTGATAGAGGCAGACAGCGTTTGGGAAGATTTTGAAACGGAAGCCGGCATAAAGATATTTAATAATCGCGAAGTGACTACTGGCTTCTTGCCGTCGACCATGTTATTTATGCAATCGCGTCGCGAAGAAGCTGATAACAATCGAACATTAGAGATTGGATTGCCGCAAGGAGCAAATGCTCCAAGCCAGTTAGAAAAAGATTTGGGAATATTTCAAGGTGCCAAAAGTTCTCAAAAAATCATTGTGATTGAATACGAGGATGAAAATGCTAAACCGCAGTTTGAACCCTACCCTATTCAAAATAATGACAGGTTATTCGAAATCACAGAACGATCCGTTGAGGCCAGGATCATCAAAGGCTTCTCTGTTCCTAAAGAATTAATCAATGCCGAAAAGGCTTCAGGTTTAAGCAATGGCAGCGAAAAAAAGCAAGCCATTCGCGAATTTAACGATAACACGGCAAGCGACCGCCAAGATTTAAGCGAAACCTTCGCCGAGATATTTAGCAATTTCTATTATGAGATCAACCCAAGTGGCGACTGGTCTATTTTGCCCTTGTCAATTGAAATTGCAGATGATAATATCGGCAGCATAGCCGGCAGCGAGATTAATAGCATCCTCTTAAGCAACCTTCCGCCTGAGAATAAGATCGCTGTATTAATATACGCATATGGCCTCAAACAAAATGACGCTGAGGCAATGGTTGTGGCAAATCCATCTAAACAAAAAAAACTATGACTCAAGTTTATTTTATAAACCAAGCATCATTCGCGCCATACCAGGATATATCAATCAATGTAAAACCGGCAAGGCTAAATACGTTCATCAAAAAAGCCCAGGATCTGGACTTGCGACTCATTTTAGGTGACCGCTTATTTTACGACCTATTAAAGTGCTGCAACCAGAACGGAACGACAAAGGATGATGCTCCTGCTCAATATGTAAAGTTGATAATGGGCTGTGACTACACCAACGGGCTGGGTCAGGAATTGAGTTACGACGGCTTAACCCCTGCTCTTGTATATTTTACGCTGTCCCGCTTAGTAGAGAACGATAGTATAAAGTACACCGCTAACGGCCCGGTGGTTAAAGCTGCTGAAGGCAATACTCATCTATCCTACTCTGACACTGTAAAGATTGCTCAACAATACAGAAGCATTGCCAACTCATATACCAGGGGTATCGAATCGTTTTTAAACGCTAACAGCACCGATTTTCCACAATGGCAATACAATGAGTCTTTAGTAACAGCAAGACAACCGGGAGCAAGAATAAGGTCGGTTGATAAAACCGAATTTAATTACCCTGCAGCGGACCAATTTTTCAACACCGAAATTTTTTACAAATGAGTAGTGACAAAAAAATAAGCCAGTTAACGCCATACCCACTAATTACGGGAAATGAATTGAGTGTGCTGTCAGACGGTGTAACGGACTATCAATTTACGTTTTCTGTATTGCTCCAGTATCTATCAAATAATATTGGCAATAGACTAAACACCACATTTGGCACCACTTTACCACAAAACTACGAAGGCGAAAACGGCGATATATTTATAAATACAGCAAGTAACACCTTTGCACAGAAAGTAAATGGTGTCTGGATAGTTAAATATCAGCAACAGGTTAACGCAACGCAAACAAAATTTGGCTTCGGTGCCCCTGCCAATTCAAATGGAATCAATGATGACGTATATGTAGACACGTCGACAGGCATCTTCTACAAAAAAAGCAATGAGATGTGGATGCAGGTATTTTCTATGCAAACGGGCCCGGCCGGGCCTCCTGGCACTAAAGGTAATACAGGCGCAGATGGCATAAATGGCAACACTATCTTAAGCGGAGGTAACGATCCTTCAAATTTATCAGATGGCAAAGATGGTGACTACTATATCAATACTTCTACCTGGAAAATCTTTGGACCGAAAACTAATCATGCGTGGCCCGCGGGTCTTCAAATTGTTCAGACGCTGGCAGATGGGCTCGTGATTCCAATGAACAGCCTAAAACTAAGCACACCAAGTGAAACTACCCTACGCCTTACCTGGGATACGGATCTCAAGAACCAGTTTGGCCCAGGTAAAAGGCCAGTGATGTTTTTACGGTGCGATTCAATGAATGGAACTTACAAGTGGGACACGTCTGTTCAGCCAAAATATAACAAAGACGCCCAGGGAAACATCGCATCGATTGATTTTGAAACTTTGCTTACAGACTATTACGAACTAAACATCATATGAAAAAACTTATTTTTTATCTAATGCTCTTTACGTGTTACTTCGCGAGGGGGCAAACAATACCAAATCCCAAAACCATGGGTTGGTCTGCCTACTATAACGCTAATGATACCACACAAAAATATATTTACCCTGGCGGTCCTATCAAGCCTTTTAGGATAACTTCCTGGACAGACTTTATCAACGCGCTTTCCCAAAAAGTGCCTATAACAAGGCAGGTCAACGGAAAGCCATTGTCTGTTGATGTAATAATCAACAAAAATGACGTAGGCCTGGCCAACGTTGACAATACCAGCGACGCGAACAAACCTGTGAGCACTGCACAACAAGCTGCAGACGCCGTAAACGCTGCTGATATAACCAATGAGGTGTCACGTGCTACAAACAAAGAGGCGACACTTGTACCTTATAGTGGGGCCGTAAATAATGTTGTCTTAAATGGCCGGTATTTGACAACGAATGCAGGGTTAGGATCAAACGCGCTGTATTTAAAAGGAGGCTCGCCACAAATCAAATTAGTTCAGGATAGCACCCTTTCAGCAACTGTTAAAGTTAACGGAGGGTTACATGTTACCGGAAATATAACTACAGACGGGTCGGTGACTGCCAATGGTCTCAACCTAGGAATCTCGAGCGGTCTTAATAGTTCGATTTTAAAAACCAATTCCTCTGGGCAGGTTACTCCGGCCACAGCGGGAACAGATTATGTAACTCCAGGTTCAATGTTATCTTATGTACCGTATACTGGAGCGACGACAAATATAAACCTGGGTGCCAATTCCTTAACTGCAGGCAATATTTCCGCGCAAGGTAACGCATCAAGTTTCGGAAATACGACTGATGGTTTTATCATTACATCGCCTTTTAGCGGCTACCTTGGGTTTGTATTTAAAAATAATACTGGCGAAAATGCTGGATACATTTTCGGTTCGAATTTCGGAATGAATTATTATGCACCAACAGCGCAATCTCACACATTCGCCATAAATGGAGCAATGATTCTTAACATTGGCAGCGCAGGCGCGTCAGTTTACGGTAGAATTTTACAGCCGAGCACAAACGCTTCAAACGGAACATCAATTGCGGAACTTTATAATACATCATCAACCGGATACGGTATGTACGTTAGTGGCGGATCGGCGGGAAAATATGCTTTTCGTGTAAGCGACTATTTAGGCAATGGCATTTTAACTGTAGATGGCGGCGGGCTCGTAACAATTTCAACTGCCAATGGCTTATCTATACCAAACGGTAACATTAGTGTTGGAGCGACAGGTGTTTTTGGAAGCGGGGCTACCGGCCTGTCAATTCAACCTATTGTTGGAGGAGGCGGATCTGCAATCTATAGTACTGCAGTCACAGCATCGGGGTCGAATTATGGTCTTTATTTTGACGCGACAAATTCTATTTTAAATGCGGTTAATAATGCATATATCAGAATTAATGGCAACACACAAATATCAATCAGTTCGACAGGTGTATCATTGCCTGGCAATTTCTTAGTATCGGGGCAAACCACTTTCCCTTCAATTGAGGGTAATTCAGCAACTGTTGCTAACAATAACACTCCCTATTTTGCTGTGGGCGACGGTTCCTATTGGGGTTTCAGGAGCGGCACAGATCATAGTTTTAATATAGATGTTTACAATTCCGGCAATCAGACAAATGCATTTAAAGTTGCACAAAGTGGGCAGGTCCAATTTCCCGGTGGCTCGGCGCTTATAACAGGATCACTTCCATATCTATATTTGACAAATACAAATACGGCCACAGAAAATTATTATATACAAGCTTCCACTAATTCTGCCGGCAATGCTTATGGCCCATTTATGTATTTCTACGCTCCGGCCGGTAAGCAATTCTACTTTAATAAAGCAATTTCGACCGGAGACACATTTTCGGCGTACGGGCAAATAAGCACCAATACCGGTCTTAGTGCGTATAACAGCATAAGTGCATCAAACGGTCAGGGTCGTTTCGGTGGTTGGTATGATGGCATTGGATACCAGGGACCGGCGGCGGAAGTAGGCCTCAGTGGGGGAACGGCTTACTTAATAGGTTTTAACAGAAGCAGCGGTAATACAGGATATTTGCCGGTAATTGTGCAAGGGTCAACTGTTTCTCTGGCTGCAGGCGGCGGCACCTTAACTATGAATAACTCCGGAAATGGAGTTTTTAGCGGGACTGCTACAGCCCAGGTTTTTCAAACGCCTAAAGTTGGAGCGGCGTATTTTACGGCAGGCGACGCGACTTCTACTGCCTATACTTATCAATACGCTCAAAACTCAGGCAGTCTGTTGCAAATAGGAATAGATCAGTCAGCAGGCGGTGCTTTGGCGATAGGATCTTTGCCCTATTCGGCTGTAATATCCCAATACCAAAACAGGCCCTTGCAGATTGCCACAAACAATACAGTTAGGATGACTATTGATGGCGCTGGCGTCGCGACTATAAACAATGGCCTGGTAACAAATTCCATTAATTCAAAAAATCTGTCATCCGCAGCAACCGGCACATTGGCTATAACAGGTGCACAGGTTGTGTTAAATGCCGGGTCGGGATCACTTTTTGTTCAAGATGGTAGTGCAAGTTTCCAGGGTGGCGATTTCTATGTCGGCACATCTGCACAGCCGGGATTCGGTATAGTTCTCTTTTCACCCAATGGCAATAGATACCGCGTTACCGTTACCAATTCTGGTACCCTAGCTGCAACCTCATTTTAATCCACATGAAAAAAATCATCGTAGCAGTATTAGCCCTTATAGTATCGGCTGCTGCATTCTGCAAATCGAAAACATTACAAAGAGATTCATCAACAAATGCTTTGGTGTTTAAGCCAGACACGATTTTGCATTTAGCGCCTAAAAAGGCAGGGCAATTATTCGCAGTTTTAAATTTAAGTGCAGAAGCCATTGCCCATACAACATCCAAAAATATTAATGTTGAGCAAGCTAATCAAGCTTTGCAATTGATAGCGGATATTCAAAAGTATATTAAAGAGTGGGCCGATAAAATCAACACTCAACGTAGCAGCTTACCAACAACACAGTGATGGAAAAAAAATATTCTTTGTGGCAACGCTTTATGAGCGACACCCCATCATTTTTTAAATACGCTCAAGCCTTTGGCTTGAGCGTAGCTGCACTAGGGGCAACGTTGTCTCAAATTAGTGGCATACCCGAAAAATTGACTACTATACTTATAAGTGTGGGTTCCACGGTCGCAGCAGTCGCGCAATTTGCTGTTAAACAATCTATATCAACAAACATAGATCATGAGATTAAGTGATATTGGCGTGCAATTGATTAAATCTTTTGAAGGTCTCAGACTTAATGCTTATAAAGATAGCGCAGGCGTGTGGACGATTGGTTACGGATCTACAAAATACGAAAATGGAAAGGCTGTTAAACCCGGCGACCTCTTATCAAGCTCGATACAAGCAGACAAGCTTTTTGAACATACGTTGACACGATATGAGGATGCAGTTAACGAGGGCGTAAAGATAATCCTTACACAAAACCAATTCGATGCGCTAGTGTCGCTAACTTACAATGTTGGACCCGGCGTAATGTCTAACTCTACATTGTTAAAAAAATTAAATGCAGGCGATGTGACAGGTGCAGCGGATCAATTTCTTGTGTGGAATAAAATTACAGACCCGGTTTCGCATGAAAAGATCTCCATCAATGCACTTAGCAAACGCCGTTTCCTTGAACGTAAATTATTTTTGACTTAAGATGACTATTAAAAAAGAGCCTGATGATAACATTGAAAATCGCAATGTAAAGGTTAAAATATCTACCGCGGTACTTATAATCATGAGTACCATATCTATCATAATTTCTATAATGACTACATATTATAGCCTACGAAGTGACATAAAAGATGTATCGGTAAAAGCAGACCTTCAAAAGCAGCTTAATGATCTACGTTTTCAAAATGACGAAACTAAGATTAATGAGAACCATGAATGGCTGCGCACCCTTTCGCATCGCATAAATTTAATAGAGCAGCAAAAGGGAATTAAACCGACAGAATAGCTATCAAATATGAGTTTAACATCTTTTATAAAAACGCTGCTTAAACATATAAGCCAGATATTTAACCAATTACCGGGGGAATTAAAAGAAGCAGCAAAAACTGCAGTAACTGTCACTCAAGCAATTAAGTGCTTTGATGACAAAAACCCCGAAGTAGCAGACATTATCACAACGATTATTCCCGGTAATGCAGATGATGAGATAGTAAAATGGTTGCGTTTACAACTTCCTGTTATCCTTTCATCTCTTAGACTGGTAAGTACCCAGAAAGCGACAGCCGATACGCAATCTGTAGTTTATTCAGCCATTAGTACGGTCAATCAACTCCAAGGCGACATAAAAAGTTCCTTCTTGCATAATTTAGCAGTTTTGCTGGCACAAGAAGCGGCTACCCTTAGAAATAAAGAATTTAAGTGGGCTGACGCTGTCTATATAGTCGAATGGTATTACGGTCAGAAATTTAAGAAATGA